CAGAGATGCCACCTATGGCACCAGGTATGGAGCAACAGATTCCAGCAGCAGGTGCGGCCCCCGCCCCTGCCTCGCAGCAACCTACACAAACACAAGCTGGTTCGGCCCCTGCTGCTGGTCAACGTCCAGATATAGCACAACTACTCGCTGGTATTACCGGCGCAGCATAAGTGAGGGAGGTGTAAATATGAACAAGGGATCACGCGCTAAGGCGCCAATGTCAACGCCAGTAGAAGGCAAGAAGGATACCTCTAAGCCAAAAGGCGGCAAGGTTTTTTTCGGAATGATGGCAAAAGCTCGCAAAGGCACATCAGTAAAAAAAGGTTAATAGATTTAGTGGAAGGTGTGTAGGACGATGGATAATAATAGAATACGTCGTCCTATACGCCCTTCTGATTTTATAGTAATACTTGCAGAAGCTGCATATAACTTCTCGCAGGTTGCATCAGGATTTTTTGAATCATTATATGAATTAAGTATTTACCATTCTAACCATAAGACTGAAACTAATCAGGCGTGGCAACAAATGGCGCAAGACCTAGAGACTTTAGAGGAGGACCGATGACAACAGCACCAATGAATCCATTGGCTGGCCCAGCAGGTCCTGGCAAGTATTCCACACGTACAGATAATTTAGAGATGGGTTCCATTGCATACGGCGAAGGCGTCGAGACACAGGCTATTAAGTCTGGTGCTCCACTAAGCAAAACAGCAGATGCAGTATCAGCACCACGAGATAGAGTACGTCCAGACCAAACACCAGTTACTGGTTTATATGAACCAACACAACGTCCAGAAGAACCTGTAACAGCAGGTATTGATATGGGTGCAGGCCCTGGATCTAGCGCACTTATGATGCAATCAAAGTTTGCAGAACGCAAACTATCAGATATTCTCGCTGAGATGATTCCTTTTGACAATACAGGTGAAGTTGCTATCCTTTATCAGAACGCTCTAGCGCGAGGTAACTAATGGCTGATAATATTTCATCAGCAGCCTATGCAGCTAAGTTGGCGGCAGAAGATAGAAAAAGGGTTGAGGCTTACAGTAAGTCCCTTAAGGCCCACAAACAACTCACTTCTCTTCCTAATGATCTAGCCCAACAGCAGTATGCTAAATATACACCTACACAACAGGCTTCATTAAAGCAACAATATGGCACTGAAACTCCAGTTGAAAAACCGGATGAAGGTTGGCTATCTACTGCTTGGAACTATACTGGTGGAGCTGTAGTTGATCTGTTAGGTAAAGGTCTTGCAGGACTTCAGAATGTTTCAGATTTTTCTACACGCCTTGCTCGTACTGTTTTAGTTGCAGGAGATCAAAAGGTAAATCTTAACGAGGCTTGGGATATAGCCAACGATAAAGGTGACAAAGTATTTAGCCCAGGTCGTATTGAACGTGCTAAGGAACTATTTGATCCTACTGCTGTTGATATCGCTATACGTATTGCATCGGGTGAAGATCAAGGTAGAATTATTGCTGAGGCTACACCTCAGCAACTTAAGTATCTTAAACTTTACGATAAGACCCAAGGTACAAAGGAAGAACAAGATCTCTTTCAAGATACAATGGATGCTGTTCAAGCAGCTAAGTACTCACCTGGTCGTTTCATAGCAAACCTATTTATTCCTGAGAAATACGAAGGATCTGGATTTTTCTACAAGGCAGTATCAGGAGCAGTAGATGCTGCATATCGAATCTTTGCTGATCCACTTATTGTTGGTGGTAAAGTAAAGAAACTATATGATATTTCTAAGTATTCAGTAGAAGTTATTGCAGGTAGCGCAGCACGTGATGGTGTTGCATTTGCAAAATACTTCGATCAGCCTAAGACTGCTACATTCTGGAATGAATACGGCGCTAAACTTAAAGCCTATCGCAAAGCCGATGAAGTACAAGATACTGTAACCAAAGCTCGTCTTATTGAAGAGATGAAGACTCTTGCCCCTGAGTTTGGCCCAGCAGTTATTCAAACATTTAATAAGGCGGCAGAGCCTATTGAAGACGTTCTTACCGCCAAAGCATTTTTTTCCAATGCAAAACAAATGGATGAGATGATTACGGGCGCAGGTGGTCGTCGCCGCATTATTGCGCCACGTATGACAGAGGCTCGCAAACTTAGAGTTGCCACTTTGACTACGGCTAATAGAATATTTAACATTGATAAAGTAGGACCGGCTCTTGTTAACGCATCATTCTTTGGTGAAGATGCAACAGATGCTGGTATCTATAAGGCCATCACAGAAGGCCGTGAACAAATCGTAGAGACAGTAGACGCTCTTAATAAGACCAAGAAAGTTGGCGTAGCGCGTTTTTCTACAGCAGATATTGGTGTCCGTATTGACCGATTTAAGCAACGCTTTGCTATTGCACCTATGTTTAGGGACAATCAGTTTGATCTTCTTGACACTAAAGCACCAGAGTATATCTATCGCCTATCACGCCTAGTGTTTCCACAACGTGAAGCTAAGTTAGCAGCAGAAGTATTTCGTGGCATTGATGATGTAGGCCAGCGAAAAGAATTTTTTGATGGCATTATGGCTAACATATCTGATATTCGTGGCATCAACACAACTGAACCTACCCAAAGCGTAGGTCGTGCTATGGCAGGTAAAGGTAAGGCTAAATTTGATAACAATGATAATGCACTAGATGAAGTCGGTGCATTTGCTACAGACTTTAGTAGCATAGTTACAGTTCCAACTCTAAGAGACATTGATCGCCTTACTGCAAGAAGTACACTAGGACAAAAGATTATTGGTCCGATTGCAAATAGTACATTTCTTGAAAAGACAGTTGGATATTGGTCATTCCTTACTCTTGCTGGCCCACGTTATGCTATTCGTAACTCTGTTGAAGATCTTATGATTAGTCTTGCTATTGGTGTATCTCCTTGGGGAGTTGCAAGTAGCCGTCGTCTGACTACACGTGTACTTACCTCATTGCAAGAAGCACGTGGTGCTGGAGCATTTGAGAACTTGGCAAATAGTCCACTAGGTGTTGTTATGCGTATTGTTAATAAAGACGAGGCTGCTCGCTACGCAGATGAGATCAAGGCGCTTGATCTTAAACTCACTACAAGCAAAGCTGAAATTAAAGAACTTCGTAAAACAATCGAAGAGTCTACAGACGAAGCAACTATCAACGCTGCAAAGAATCGAATTGCTCAACTGCGTAAAGAAACAGATGTTGATATCGTCCGTCAAACACGTGAGATTATGGCAAGTGCTCTTACTAGAGGACGTGTTAATAACTTCCTGAAATCACAAGGTCGCAAGCCAATGAACGAGGAAGCGGTAGAACTCCTTACAGAACAGATCATCTATGGCGACATCGAGAACTTCTTATCTGTTATTTCAGAAGGTGGCTTTAACTTTGCTACAGGATCAGACTTTCTCACTAGCGCAGTAGGGTTTACCCAGGCGCACGGAGTACGTTCAGCAGAACTACGCATTACCGGTCCTAAACAACAATACAGTCGTGATGCAAATACTCTTGGATTTAAGACTATTGGTATAACTAATCAGGATGAAGCATCACTTGTTTCCTGGCTACTTCGCATTTCATACGTTTCTAATGATGAACTAGGTGCTTTGGCTGTCGCAAACCTTGACAACCCAGAGGCTGCTATTGCAGCAATCCGTGCCTATCTTGGAAAAAACCCAGACATTGTAAACCAGTCACTTCTTAAGGCTAAGGGTATCAGTATTGATGAGCACGCTCGTCTTGTTTATGATCGCACCCGCAAAATATTTGAAACACGCAGAGTAGATGCCAATGGCGTTACAATACTTAATGATGATCTTCTCAACAAGGTTCGCACCCTTGATGACAATGGTGAGTATGTAGTATCTGGCAAGATATCATTAGATGATCTTCGCACAGCAGATGATATGGATCTACCAAGAAGTGTAATTGGACCACAACTTGTACCTGTAACTAATACAGGCAATATGGGTGCAACATTTATGGAAAATGGATGGCGCTGGCTGGGTATGGCTAACGCCCGTATGTCACGTCAGCCTATTGTTGTATCTGAAATGCTAGATATTCGTAGGCAAATGCGTAAGTCAGGCTTTGAAGATGCGTGGATTGCCTCATACACTAAGGGTATTAACCCAGCAGAACGAGAACTTGTTTTTCAAGCTACTGAAAAGGCTAAGCGTGATTTAGCCACAGTAGTAGAAGAGCGTGCTATTGGACAAACTCTTGCATATATTGACAATCCGCTAGTTCGTTCACAGATGTCTTTCTCGATTCGTAACTTTGCACGCTTCTATCGTGCCACTGAGGACTTTTATCGTCGTGTTGGTCGTGCTGTTAAGTACAACCCAGAGTCAATCGCTATAGCAGCCTTGACATATGAGGGAATTACTCACTCTGGTTTCGTACAAGAAGACGATCAAGGTGAAAAGTACTTTATCTACCCAGGAATTGAACCTGTATATAACGCAATGCAGAAGATGCTTGACGGTTTAGGTATTGGATCACAGTTTAGAGCACCAATGCCTATTCAGTTTGGTGCTCAGGTTAAGATGTTAACCCCATCTTTAAATCCAGATTCACTTGTTCCTACCTTTGCTGGACCCGTTGCTGGTATTTCTATCAAGACTCTTGAAAGTATTGTTAATATCTTTAGCCCAGGCGCAGCCGATACGATTACTCGTTATACTTTAGGTAAGTATGCAGTAGATCAACCTGTAACTTCAGCATTTTTACCGGCACACGTCAACCGTTTAATCGGTGCAATGGGCCGTGACGAGCGTGACTCACAGTACGCATCAGCACACCGCAAGGCAGTTACCTACCTTGAGGCAGCAGGACACGGTATTCCTAAGAGTTATGATGCAGAAGGAAATCTTATTCCACCATCTGCTCAGCAACTTGAAGAGTACCGCCTAATGGTAAAGAATACTACCCTAGGTATTTTGGGTATGCGCTTTGTATTTGGATTCTTTGCTCCCGCATCACCTCAAGTTCAGCTCAAATCAGATATGAACGAGTGGGTTCGTGACAATGGACGTGCTAACTTTAAGCAGTTGTGGAATGATCTTAAAGATGAATATGTTGATTACGACGACGCAATGAAGCGTTGGGTAGAACTATACCCTAATCAAATACCTTTTACTGTTCCAGAATCTGAAAGATCTACAGTTGCTTCCTTTGGTTATGCTGAAGAAGCCGGTATGTTTGTAGAACAAAACGAAAGTATCTTTAAAGAATATCCAGAGGCAGCAGTATTCCTTATTCCTAACAAGGGTGGTTTCTCTTGGGATGCCTATAAGACTATGACTGATATGGGTCTACGCAAGAACCAGCGAGTAGAAGATCATCTACGTAAGATTCAAACATCAGCAGATCTACAGTCATACTATGATCGTAAAGATGAATACGAAAGCGGTTTAGAGTCAGCTGCAACTGATTATACTCGCAGCAAATTACGTAAAGAGTTTAGTGACTGGAAAGAACTATTCTTTGCTGGACGTCCATTGGTAGCAGAAGAACTTAATGCTGGCGGTCAGAAGGAAATTGAAAGAATCAATGCTCTTAACGATCTTGAGTTAATGCTTGCAAATAACAGTGTTCGAGCAAGAAGTCCTAAGACGTTTGATGCTCTTAAGAAAATGCTTGACACATATCTTGCTTACAAGAAAGAGAAAGAAAACTTTGATCGTTTTGGTGGATCTGATTTCCTTGCAAGATCTAAAAAAGATAGCACAATAATTAAACTCAAGGAACTATCACAGTTTAATGAAAACACACTTGCAGCATATGACTCTTTATTCGGAAGGTTGTTGGACTAAATGGCAGATAATGTAATTGATGTTAAACAAGACATCGAAAAAATTGAGCGCAGTCTTAAGACGCTAGAATATAATCTTTATGGCTATGGCACCCCTGGCTATAATATGAATAAATATAAAATTGGATCTTCACGTTATGAAGAAGCCAAAGTAAAGTTTGATAAGGCTTTTCCTGAATATCAGAAAAAGAAGTCAGAATTAGAAAAGCAGTTATCTTCTTTTGAGACTAAGTTGGCTGAAGCCGAAAGACAAGAAAAAGCTGACAAAAAAGAAAAAGAAGATAAGAAAAGATTAGACGAAGAAAAGAAAAAAGTAGCTGCGGCTAAAGAAGAGATTCAACGAGCAAAAGATCTTCAAGATAAAGCTGCTCAAGAAGCGGCTGAAAAGAAACTAGAAGAAGCTCGCATCAAGCGTAATCAAACAGAAAAGGTAATTACAGATACTCAAAAGCCTTTTGTGGTAACAAGTCAACCATCTGGTTATCAAAGTCCTACACAATCTCCTGCTCAATCAATGACCATTGATGACTTTCTAAAAAGTGCAATCGGTAGCGTTGAAAAAACAAAGAGATTGCAACAAGCCCTCAAAGATGCAGGAACCTACAAAGGTCCAGTCAATGGTGTCTTTAACGCTGAAGCTCTACTTCCTGCCGCTATTGCCGCAGAAGAAGATCTTGATAAGTACGCAAGCCTTGGATTGGTCTACACAGATCGTTTTGAGTTTTACAAAACTTTAGCAAACAATAGAAAAGCAGCAGGTGTAGGAGGTCTAGGCGATGGCCCAACTACTACACAGTACCCTTCAATCTCTAGTCCAACAGCGGCTGTTGCTAAAATCAATGAAGTCTTTAATGCTGAACTAGGCCGTGACGCAACTCCTAGCGAAATAAAAATATTTAGTTCAAAGTTGCTTGATGCCCAACGTAAGCAACCTTCTACTCAGACTATAAAAATAGTCAATGGCAAGAAGATTGTTGAAACCCTTACTGGTGTTGATGCTAATCAATTCCTTTTGGATGAGATCAACAAGAATTCTAACCTCAAGAAAGAGGTCACACAACGCTTAGAAGGTGCTAAGTCTCTTACTCGCCAAGAGTTAGAAAAAACAGCAGTAGCAAATGGACTTGATCTTGATGACAATTTTGGTTCTATTGTTAATGACTGGGTTAAGCGTGTTGATAATGGTGAAAATGTAGATATCTTTAAGAACCTTATTCGCAGCACAGCCAAGATTGGTATGCCAGATAAGGTTGCTCAGATGATAGACAACGGACTTGATCTTGATGTTGTCTATGCTCCTTACAAGAAGTTAATGGCTGCAACGCTAGAGATAGATCCAACAAGTATTTCTCTAAATGATCCAACACTGCGTATGGCTATTGGTCCAGATAAAGAAATGCCTATCTATGAGTACCAGCGTTCACTCCGCAAAGATCCACGCTGGCAGTTCACAGATAAGGCACGTGAGAACGTTTCAGAAGTAGCATCGAGAGTCCTCAAGGACTTCGGATTCCAGGGGTAATGATGGCAACCAAAGCGCAAATAAAAGAACTTCAAAAAAGACTTGCTCAAGAAGATGTTAATCTTAGTGCCGTTGCCGAATCTGCAAGAATCTCAAAAGAAACTGTTGATCTTGGTCGCCAAGAAGCAGCAGCTAATAGAGAAGTTATTAAAGGATTACGTGAAGCCTCAGAAGCTAGAAAAGCAGAAGCCGCAAAAAAGAAAGCGGCTGTAAAACCAATTACTTATACGGCTACAGATGGCACAGTCTTTAATGACAAGGCTACCTATGACAAGTATGAAGCGCTACTTGCTGATAAGACAGCACTTTCTGATACTACGCGACGTGCTGGCGAATCAGCCTACAACATTCTTTACAAGAAGTTTTCTGAGTATGGTCTGGGATCATTGGTTGAACCTCTACAGAAATACATTCAAGACGGACTTTCAGATGATGAATTTACTCTACGTCTACGTGAGACACCTGCCTACCAGCAACGTTTTGGTGCTAATAAGCAGCGCATCGGTAAGGGACTAGCTGCACTCAGCGAAGCCGAGTATATTAAGATGGAAGATCAGTACCAAGAAGTAATGCGTCAGTATGGACTACCAGAGTCATACTGGAGCAAAGACTCTATGGGTACACAAAAAGGTTTTGAACAACTCCTTGCTAATGATGTTAGCAACACAGAACTAGAAGATCGTTTGATGGTAGCCCAAGATCGAGTGCTTAAGTCTAACCCAGAAGTTCTCAAGACTCTTAAAGACTTTTATCCAGATATTAAAGATGGCGATATCTTGGCTTACACGCTTGATCCTAAGAACGCTATCAAAGAGATCCAACGTAAGGTGACTGCTGCCGAAATTGGTGGAGCAGCAATGCAGCAAAAGGGTCTGACAACTAGCCTTTCAAGAGCAGAAGAACTACAGAAGTATGGTGTGGATAAAGCAGCAGCTACTGAAGGTTACTCTACAATCGGTGCTGGACTACAGCGTGGATCAGAACTTGCTTCTATCTATGGTGAATCACCTTACACTCAAGCAACTGCTGAGTCAGAAGTATTCAAACTTACAGGAGCACAAGAGGCACGCAAGCAACGCCAGAAGGTTACTGGACTTGAGAAGGCTACCTTTGGTGGTCAGACCGGAGTAACTACTGGAGCCTTAGCGCGAGATCGCGCAGGCGGAATATAATAAACCTGCCACTAGAACGACTGGCCTAGTGGAGCGACATCAATACCAGGAGTCAGAGCCATACCCAATCCCCATTGGAATATGAGGCTGGCGCAATCAACTAACTGATAGGGAGATGGACTATGTCCAATTACGAGTACGAGGATGACGACGACGATATCACTACAAACGATTCGTCTAATGACCTTGTAAAGCAACTACGCAAGGCTTCAAAGCAAAAGGATAAAGAACTACAAGAGCTTCGTGCTCAGTTTGAAAACCTAAGCAAGGGCCAACGCGAACGAGCAATTAAGGATGTCCTCGCATCTCGCGGGGTGAATGGCAAAATTGCTTCATTTATTCCGCAGGACATTGACCCAACTGAAGAGTCATTGTCTAAATGGCTAGATGATTATGCCGATGTATTCGGCTTTGAATCCAGCCAACCCCAGGCAACACCTAATGTAGATCCGGCTCAAGCGGCTGCGTATAAGAGAATGACTAACACTGCAGATGCTGGCTCATCGCCAGAACATAATGCAGACATAATGCAAAAACTTCTCAATACAAACAGTCGTGAAGAACTAGATGAAGTCATTAGATTGTCTGGACTCTAACATCCGATCCTAAACGAAAGGCTAGACCCAAATGGCTATCCCAACAGGTACCCCCACCTCTAGCTCGACGATCAGCGCCCTAGTACAGGCCGCATACGACCAATATGTCAGAATGGCGCTTCGCTCCATTCCAGTTATGCGTTCTCTCGCTGACGTCAAGCCAGTGCAACAGGCAATGCCAGGATCATCAGTTGTATTCTCAATCTATTCAGATCTTGCACAAGCAACATCTACATTGACAGAAACATCAGATGTATCTTCCATTGCTCTCGGTAACCCTTCACAGGTTACAGTAACTCTGAACGAATACGGTTCAGCAGTAACAACAACAAAGAAGCTAAACCTAACTTCTTTCAACGACGTTGATTCAGCTCTTGCTGACATCATCGCGTACAACGCAGCAGATTCGATTGACAACGTAGTAGGTCAGGTCCTCTCAGCAGGAACCAACGCGATCTACGCTAACGGTCCATCAGGAACTGCTCCAACATCATCTGCAACAGTTCTACCAGTAGATACAATGTCAGTAGCGGATATCCGCAACGCTGTCGTTTCACTACGCACAAACAAGGCATTGCCTCGTATGGGTGAACTCTACGCAGCATACCTCCACCCACGCCAGTCAGCCGATCTTCGTGCTGAAACCGGTACAGGTGGATTCCAGGAGCTAACAAAGTACGTAGAGCGTACACCGTTCGTTGCTGGTGCAGTAGGAGTTATCGAAGGCGCTTTCATCGTTGAGACACCACGTGTCCTTAACGGTCTAAAGCTCGCTTCAGGTATCACACCTACAGTTGCAATCACAAACGTTGCATTGACATCAAACGTCGCAACAATCACAACAGCAGTTGCTCACGGTCTTGGCGTAGGCCAGGTCGTAACAGTTGCTGCTACAACTGCAACAACACTTAACGGTACATTTACAATCGCATCTGTACCATCAACAACAACATTTACCTATGCTCTGACAGCAACTAACGTTACTTCAGCAGCAGATACAGGTACTGTTACATTTACCAACAACTACCGTGCGATCATCGCAGGTCGTGAAGCATTGGCTGAAGCACAGGCTGCAGACATCTCAACCGTTATCGGTCCAGAGATTGATGCACTCCGTCGTTTCCGCACAATCGGTTGGTACTACTTCGGAGGCTTTGCACGCCTTCGTGAAGCAGCGCTCTATCGCATTGAGTCTGCAGCAACAAACGGATAATTCCGCTAGTGCAACGGCAGGGGTGGGGTCAAACCCACCTCTGTCACTTAGGAAAGGTTAGATATGGCATACACGCTAGTAACACCCTACCAATGGCAAACTTGGGGCGCAGGTGCAACTGAGTTCACTCCATACTCACGTCTTGCTGGTCGCCGGTTTAACGGTGGAACTATTGACGGTGCTATCCCAATCAGCCTGACAGATGTGGCACGTGGTCAGACAATGATTGTCAACGGCACCACAGTAACTCTGACACTAACTCCTAGCCAAGATGATCTAGCAGCAGCTAGTTATTACTTCCTTGGTGGACACGAGTACGAGATCAGTGACGGACAAGCACAGGTTCTTATCAACGCCGGCTACGGCGATTATGTGACACCGATAGTATGAAGCATTGGGAAGATCATCCTGAACCAGTAGCAACCTGCTTTGGGTGCAAGGTTCTAGGCTTACAAGTTAATGAAGTCTCTTTGCGTGGCAACGGTATTCCTACCGCTAAGCAGCACGATAAAGAACTACAGTCTTATTATGATGCAACACGTCAAGGAATAGAACCACGTTCTACTAAGTCTAAAGATATAGATGCAGCAGTTAAACTTTCCAACGAGGCTGGTAAGGCTTTCGATGGAATCGCAATGACCTTCAAAAACTAAGGAGTAACAATGGAAAACTACGCAAAGATGGAAATGGAATCAGACGAGTACATCACAAAGTACCCAACACCTGACAAGCAATACGAAAGTGCTATGAAGTACTGCACCTACGAATCAATCCAGACAGGTGCAATGGGCAAGGCTGCCAAGTAATGAATAAGGCAGCTAAGAAAGCCAAGATTGCCAAGGTTATGAAAGAGTTCAAAGCTGGAACTCTAAACTCTGGGTCTAGTAGAGGGCCAGTAGTTAAGGGCAAGAAGCAAGCAGTTGCTATTGCACTATCACAAGCAAAGATGTCTAAGAAGAGAATGGGTAAGACAAAGTAAATGGCTAAGTCTCCAGCGTGGCAAAGAGCAGAAGGCAAGAACCCAAAGGGTGGCCTTAACGCAAAGGGTCGTGCCTCTGCCAAAGCGCAGGGGATGAACCTTAAGCCTCCAGTCAAAAAGGCTGAGGCTGCCAAGTCACCTAAGTCTGCAGGACGGCGCAAGTCTTTCTGTGGTCGTATGTGTGGAATGAAGGCAAAGAATACTTCTAGCAAGACAGCTAGAGATCCGAACTCAAGAATTAACAAGTCACTTCGTGCTTGGGATTGTAGTTGCAAATGAAAAAGAAAGTAGCATTTTGGGATACAAAGAATCCTAAGAAGACATCAAAAGCGCTAACGCCTGCACAAAAGGCAGCAGCGAAAGCACGAGCTAAGGCAGCAGGACGACCATATCCAAACCTGGTTGATAACGCAGCAGCAGCCCGCAAGAAGAAGTAGAGGAGATATAGGTGGCACTAGGAGAATACGGTACAACGCTATTAGACGAACTCAATCGTCTTGCTAATGGTGGCACCTATCGAACACCAGGTGAGATGGTAGATGAGGCACTTGCTGCTCGCCAGTGGGCTGTCCAACGTTCAGTATCAACAAACTTAACAGACACAGTAGGAGTATTAAATGCGATTGCGGGGACGACTAGCGCTAACCGCCTTGACTATAGCGGCGTATGTAACCTTATCGCTGGTACTTTTCAACTACCTGCAGCGCAAGCTCTCAGAGGAGTCTCTACGTGAGTGCTAAATTTAATCTAATCTGCGAACAAGCAACAACATTTAATTTTCAGTTCTCGATCAACAACGATGCTGTTCCGATCAACCTTACTGGTTACACCGGAACTATGACAGTGCGCCCATTCGTTGGGTCAACTACTACCACCATCACTGCCACTACAACCAATGGTCGTATGGTAATTACTGGTGCTACTGGCACTGTGACTGTGACCCTGTCTGCAGCTCTTACAGAGCCAATCGTTCCTGGTCGCTATTCATATGACTTAGTACTAGATAGCGGATCTACTATCACTAGATATCTTGAAGGTTTATTTATCGTAACGGGGGCTGTAACGCTATGACCACTTATGTAGTTATTGAATCTATTACCCCGAACCAATCCTTAGTATTCTCAGCACAGCAAGGTCCTCAAGGTATCGGTGGAGCCACAGGTCCAACTGGTCCTAGTGGTCCTGTCGGTGCAACTGGCCCCACAGGAGCAACTGGTGCAACTGGTGTAACAGGTGCCACAGGCCCAACAGGTGCTACTGGTGATACTGGACCTACAGGCGTAGGTGCTACTGGTGCAACCGGTCCTACGGGCGTTACAGGTGCTACTGGCCCAACTGGTGCTGATAGCACAGTTGCCGGTCCTACGGGCGCTACAGGGCCTGCAGGGGCTACAGGAGCCACAGGACCTACAGGTCCTACGGGTGCTGACAGCGTTGTTCCAGGTCCTACAGGAGCCACAGGACCAGCAGGAGCCACAGGTGCTACTGGTCCAGATGGAGCTACTGGTACAACAGGTGTGACAGGTGCTACTGGTCCAGCAGGTGCTACAGGGCCTACAGGAGCCACAGGGCCACAAGGTGTTACAGGAGATATGGGACCTATTGGTCTTACTGGTGTTACAGGCCCTATCGGTGCTACGGGTGACATCGGCCCTACTGGACCTACGGGATTAACAGGTGCTACTGGACCTGCTGGTGCTACAGGTCCTACAGGACCAACAGGTTTAACTGGTCCTACCGGACCAACTGGCGCTACTGGTGTTGGTAACATCGCAGGGTTTAATACCCAGACTGGTACTTCTTACACACTTGTTATTGGCGATCTCAGCGATATCGTTACTCTTAATAACGCTGCTGCTATTACCCTTACAGTGCCACCATCAGTCTTTAGTGCTAATGACCAGATCCACATAGTCCAATACGGAGCAGGTCAAGTGACCTTTGCTCAAGGTGCTGGAGTTACTATCCTTTCAACTGGTGCCACAACAACTGCTCCCAAGTTGAGAACTAATAAGTCTGCCGCCACGGTGATCTGTACGGCGAGCAACACCTTCTTGATCGTCGGAGACATAGTATAATCTCGCACTATGAGATTCCACGTCATAAGCCTGCCACATACACAAACAACTAAAGATTACGTCAACTGCGCTTATACTGAAAAGGTAAGGCGCTTTTGTATAATGATGAAGAACCTAGGCCATACGGTCTATCTCTATGCTGGTGAAGATAATGAAGCGCCAGTTGATGAGTTAATCACCTGCATCACTAAAGAACAGCAAGATGAAGCACTCGATGGTAAGCACTACACAGAAGCTGCCTTTGATAATGCGCTACCGCATTGGCAGATCTTTAACAGTAACGCCATCATTCAGCTAGGCAAGCGCCTGCAGAAGAAAGACTTTATCTGTCTTATCGGTGGCTATTCACAGAAGCCTATTGCAGATGCTTACCCAGACTATATGAGCGTAGAGTTTGGTGTTGGTTACGGTGGAGTATTTAGCCAGTACAAGGTCTTTGAGTCTTACGCTTGGATGCACAGCATCTATGCTGCTTTCAAGAACCCTACTATGGTAGATGGCAACTTCTATGATGCGGTAATACCTGGTTACTTAGAACCAGAGATGTTCCCGCTACAGGAGAAGAAGGAAGATTACTACCTCTACGTAGGACGTATGGTAGATCGTAAAGGTTTAGTTGTAGCACAACACGTCTGTAAAGAACTAGGCGTTAAGTTGATTATGGCAGGCCCAGGTAATAACCCAAAGATTGAATATGGTGAATGGGTAGGACCTGTTGGTCCGGAAGAACGAGCAAAGTTAATGGGCGGTGCTATTGCCCTATTTGCTCCAACGCTTTACATAGAACCTTTCGGTAATGTGGTGATCGAGGCGCAAGCCTGCGGAACTCCAACCATTACTACAGACTGGGGTGCTTTTACAGAGACTAACCCCAATGGAATAACTGGATACCGTTGCAGAAATGCAATGGAGTTTGCAGTAGCAACAGAATGGGTCAAGGACTTAGACCCAGTAGCAATACATAAGAGAGCAGTAGCGTTGTATTCATTAGATGCTATTGCACCACAATACGAGCAATACTTTGCAAGACTGCTGACTCTATGGGGAGATGGCTGGTATGAGAGGAAATAATGCCAACACTTAGCGATATGATAGATGAGGTTCGCTCATCTTTAGCAGGTTATACCCTGCGCCAAGATAGAATAACCTATCTCAATAGTGCTATATCATCTACTGCTACTGCTATAACTATCGGCTCAAGTTCTAACCTAGCCAAAGGCATCATTGAAATTGATGATGAATTGATCTGGATTGATAACTTTAGCCAAGCAAGCAGCACACTTAATGCAGCTCCAGGATTTGGCCGAGGCTACCAGAACACACCAGCCTCACCTCACGCACAATATGCTCAAGTAACTCTTAGCCCAACCTTTCCACGATCAATGATTAAGAAGGCTATCAACGATGTAATCAATAGCCTCTATCCTAAACTCTGGTCAGTTGCCTCAACTACCTTTACCTTTAATGCAAGCCAGACAACATATACCCTGCCAGATGATGTTGAATCAATCCTTTATATGTCTTGGCAGACAACAGGTTCTAGCCTTGAATGGCTACCTATCAACCGTTGGCGTGCAGACCCAATGGCAAACATTGCAACATTTAATACAACAAACACAGTAAATATCTACGAGAACATCCAACCTGGACGAACAGTACAGGTGTACTACACAACCACTCCTAATACTTTAGATAACAACACAGACGATTATGCAGATGTAACAGGGCTACCTAGTTCATCAGTTGAGGTAGTAATCCTCGGAGCCTGCTACAAGTTGCTCTCATATGTAGATGCTGGTCGTATCAACCTGAGTTCAGCAGAGGCTGATCTTAACGATACAAAGATTCCAAGCACAGCAGGCGTTGCTTCATCTCGTTATATCTACGCTCTGTTCCAACAAAGACTCAATGACGAAGCACTTAAACTTCAAGATAAGTTCCCTATCCGTATCCACTATACAAAGTAAGGCAGATAAATGACTAGACAGTATTCTTCTATTAGCGTTGAGACAACGCTGGCTGGTAGCATCAACACAACTGCTACTACTATGACAGTGGCAACGGGTACCGCTACAGCCCTAATGGGTGGTATTACCTTAGCCGGTGGTAACGTAGACATCTTCACCGTTGCACTAGATGCAGATACGGTCAACGAAGAGATTGTCTTCGTCACGCAGGTATCTGGTGACACACTAACAATCAGTCGAGGACAGGCTGGCACAGGAACTGCTGGAGTATCTGGTCTATCACATACTGCTGGAGCATCTGTCAAGCACGTACTTACCTCATCTGACTTGATCTTCTTTCGTAACAATGCCTCACCTGTAGCATCCTTTGGATTTAGCGGATCAACTTCTGGAACTACCACAGTACAGGCAACTGCAGTAGCTGGTACTACAACCCTTACGCTACCTGCTGCAACCGATACCTTGGTAGGTAAGGCAACCACAGATACTCTTACTAACAAAACTTTAACTAGCCCGACAATTAACGGTGCCACTATCGGCACATCAATTATCAACCTTGCCCTTAATGCACAGACTGGAACTACTTACACTCCAGTCCTTGCAGACAATGGCAAGTTGGTAACTCTGTCTAATGCTTCACCTATTACACTGACAGTACCAACTAATGCTTCGGTTGCCTATGCAGTTGGAGCACAGATCAATATTCAAGCAATAGGTGCAGGACAGGTAACAGTTGCCGGTGACACTGGCGTTACTGTAAACGGTACTGGCACCAAACTGCGTGTACAGTGGTCTGCAGCTACGCTGGTGAAGGTGGCAACCGATACTTGGACCTTGATTGGAGATATCGTTTAATGCCAATTCTAGGAATTATGGCTTCAGCAATGTCTGCCAATCTATGGCAGCCACAAGGTGCCTATGATGCTTTGAGTACCGTTACAGTCCCATCAGGTGGAGTGGCGAGCATTACCTTTGCTGCTATTCCAACTGGGTATAAGCACCTTCAGGTGCGAGGAATAGCTCAATCTAATCGTGGAACATTTGTTAAGGATGATTTAGGTATTCAAGTTAATGGGGATACTGGGTCAAACTATGCTTGGCACGTACTAACTGGTAACGGATCTACCGCTGCTGCTAGTGCAACAGCATCAACTACCAATATGACTTTCTGGGATTATATAGGAACCCAGGTAACATTTTCAAAATTTGGTGGATTTGTGATTGACATTTTAGATTACAGTTCTATAAATAAAAATAAGACTTTTAGAGGTCTTGGTGGAACAGATGCAAACGGTAGTGGTTCTATTGGATTTAACTCTGGATTGTGGATGAACGCGTCTACGGCAATCAATACAATATCCTTGTACTCTAATACAAGTTCTACTCTGCAACAACACACTCAATTTACATTATACGGGGTACGCTAATGCCAAACACATACGTCGCACTCAGAACTGAAACTGTTACGGGAAGTGCTGCTTCATCAGTTACCCTTAGTCTTTCCGGCATTTCAGGGTATACAGATTTAGTTGTTGTAAGTTCTGTCAAAAATAATTCAGGTGGAAACCGTGCTTTGTTCTTTAGATTTAACGGTGATACAACAACTAACTATTCTTACACTGAACTTGATGGCGATGGGTCAACTGCCGTATCAGGCAGGTCATCCAGCTCAACATTTGGTTTAACTGGTAATGCAAGCAATACCAATTTTAGTACTGGCATTACTCAGATAATGAATTATGCTAATGCTACAACCTTCAAGACAATTCTTACCCGTTCTGCTGAAGCCTCAGTTGGAGCAAAAGCAGTTGTCAATCTATGGCGCAAAACGCCTGAAGCCATTACTTCAATTCAGTTCTTTCTTAACTCTGACAACATTGACATCGGCTCTACATTCTCACTCTACGGCATAGCAAATGCCGATCAGGGAGCTGCCAAAGCAACTGGCGGCATCATCACAGAGGATTCAACATATTGGTACCACACCTTCGGTGCATCAGGTGCCTTTATCCCTAAGCAGTCTTTGTCTTGTGACGTGCTAGTTGTTGCAGGTGGCGGCGGTTCTGGATGGGGCGGCGGTGGCGGTGGAGGTGCAGGCGGTCTTACCTACTACGCATCACAATCCTTAACTGCTATTTCACACAACGTAACTGTCGGTGGTGGTGGTCCTGGTGGAGTTAACTCAGGTTCTCCTCACGGTTCAAAAGGTACCAACTCACAGTTTGCTTCATTGACTGCATCAGTCGGTGGTGGTGCTGGTGCTGGTACTTCAGATGCAAATACAACAACACTTGTTAACGGTGGCTCTGGTGGTGGTGGCAATGGTCGCCAAGGTCAGTTCACTGGCGGCACTGCAACATCTGGACAGGGACAAATTGGTGGTAATGGTGTCCGTGTATCACCTAATGCCAACGAACCAGCAGGTGGTGGTGGAGGCTTTAGCGTTGCAGGAACTAACGGAGATTCTGTCGTAAGCGGTTCAGGTGGTAATGGTTCTTCTACTTATTCTTCTTGGGGTATTGCCACTGGTACAGGTCAAAATGTAAGCGGAACCGTATGGTATGCAGGCGGTGGCGCTGGTGGTAAATGGACTGGTCCATCTACAGGTGGTGCTGCTGGTAATGGTGGCGGTGGTGCTTTTACTACTAACACTAGCGGTGGTCCTGGACAAGCAGGACTTGCTAATACAGGTGGTGGCGCTTCTGGTGGATTTGGTACAAGCGCAGAAGCAGCAGCCGGCGGCTCAGGTATTGTCATAGTTCGATATGCGAAATAATAGGGAGATTAAATAATGTGGATAATCAACTGCGTTAATCATCTAACAATCCAATCACGAAAGGAAGTGTGATTGTCTTGCCAAACAATTATGTTCTTTTAGAAACAATCGCCCTTACCCAAAGCGCAGCCTCGGTAACTTTCGACAACCTACCTACTAGCGGTTACACCGATCTGAAGATTGTTTCATCTGCACGGTCTGACCGTGCATCAGTAGTAGATGATATTGCTATTTCTTTTAACGGTAGCACAACATCATTTTCTGGTCGTGAACTTTACGGCGATGGTACATCTGCCGTGTCTATTACCACAGCACGTGCTGCAAGTGTAGCCGCTGGTGCTAATGCAACAGCAAACACTTTTGGTAACTCAGAAATTTACATTCCTAACTACAGAAGTTCTGATAATAAATCTTTTAGCGTAGATGGTGTTCAAGAAACAAACGCAACTACTGCTTACGCTGTAATGATTGCTGGCTTGTGGTCAAATACAGCAGCAATTACAAGCGTTGGTCTTTCCCCATTAACAGGGCCTAACTTCGTTGCAGGTTCAACCTTCTCCTTGTACGGCGTTGCAGCCTTTGGTACTACCCCTGTACTTGCACCTAAAGCTACAGGTGGCAACAGTATTGAAAACGATGGCACCTATTGGATTCACACATTTACTTCATCAGGAAACTTTATTCCACAAACTGGACTTACTTGTGACTACCTCGTAGTTGCAGGTGGTGGTTCTGGTGGTGGTGGTTCTGGTGGAGTTGGATCTGGTGGTGGTGGTGCAGGCGGTTACAGAACCGCTACAGGATCATCTTTAATTGCCGCTACAAATTACAGTGTAATAATCGGTGCTGGAGCAGCTTCTGTAAATACAAATGTCCAAGGTAATAACGGAAGTAACTCAGTTTTTGATACAATAACCTCAACAGGCGGTGGCGGTGGCGGTACTTATGGCAGCCCTGATGGAACTGCTGGTAATGCTGGTGGTTCTGGTGGTGGTGGTGGAACAAGCGGTGGTGGCGGTAGCCCTGCTGGTGGTTCAGCCTCGCCATCCGGTCAAGGTAATGCTGGCGGCGCTGGTGGTACTGGCGCTGTATCACCATTTCGCGGTGGCGGTGGAGGTGGAGCTAGTGCGGTTGGAGCAACTGCATCTGCATCAGGTAATGGCGGCGCTGGAACAGCATCATCAATTACTGGCACTTCAGTAACACGCGCAGGTGGTGGTGGTGCTGGTGGCAATCCAACAGCAGGCGCAGGTGGTGCAGGTGGTGGTGGTGCTGGAGCAAACACAGGCGGCGTTAATGCAACAAATGGAACAGCAAACACAGGCGGTGGTGGAGGCGGTGCTGCTGGAATTAGCGCAAACTCTGGCGCAGGCGGTTCAGGCGTAGTAATTATTAGATATCCAATAGCGTAAAGGAAAATAAAAATGTCACATTGGGCAGAGATTGACGAGAACAACATTGTTCTCCGTGTACTCGTTGGCAATAACAGCGAGCCAGATGAAGGCGAAGCCTTTATGAATTCACTCGGTGGTACCTGGGTTAAGACCAGTTACAACGGGAATGTAAGGAAGAACTTTGCAGGAATTGGGTTTCACTATGACCCAACAAATGATTGGTTCCACGCACCTCAGCCATTCCCATCTTGGGTATTGGATGAGAACGCACAGTGGCAGGCACCTGTGGCCTACCCAACAGATGGCTTGATGTATGTATGGGATGAAGAGACAACCGACTGGAAGGCAATCACAAATGACTGATAAGAAACTTGTAGTAGATGTAGCAAAGGGAACGTCAGCCTATATTGACCTAACCCCAGAAGAGATCGAGCAGCGTGCAGTAGATGCACAGGCTGCTGCTATTGAAAAGGCAGAGCGTGATGCTCAAGAAGCAGCTAAGGCAGATGCCAAACTATCTGCTCAGGCAAAGCTCCAGGCTCTTGGCCTATCAGGTGAAGAGATCGCAGCACTTACAAACAACTAAGGAGTCACAGTGCCATACGGCGACGACATCACCGAGGGAATACCCTACGTACTCTCCAACCCTGCAGGATCTACTTCGTATACTCCAACTGGACCAGCCTACGATGTAGCCTTTGCTGCTCTTCCATTCTTTCTTGCTGCATCCGATGAGCAACCTTATCGTCGAGTAACAGCGCAGTATCGCAAGCAACAGATTGACCAGACGCGTGAGCCTGGTGAGCAGACGCTCACCGGTTGGTGGGTTAGATCTCAATCCTCGTTCCACTTCGGAGCGGGGATTAAGTATTTCGAGCCTATCCAAGAGGAGTCGCTACGCTTTCAGTACACAGAATCTAAAGGTTTAGATGTCTGGACTAGAGGACAAGCAACTCTACTGAACACCACAGTCAGAGCTGAGCCTGCAACAGCAACTAACCTATCTTTATTTGGCGCTAGAGATACTACCAATAACGTAGATGCAGTTGTCTTTACTGAAGGACCCGATCTAAAGAAACTTACTATGAGTGGTGATACACCTACTGTTACCACCTACACTCTAGTAACAGTTCCGCACACACTTGATTTCAAGTCATTAACCTCTGATGGCACTAGGTACTTTGCAGCAGATAATGCTCGCATCCATAGAGGTAATATATTTGGTACCACATCTGATGGTCATATTTACGATCTTGGTGGTCCAGTAACTACAGTAGTACTGCGCTATGCAAAGCAACGTTTACTTGCTGGAGTTGATAGAGATCTATATGAACTAGATTCTAACAAGACACCTACTTCAGGTGGTCACGCTCTACCTACTGAACTCTATACACACCCAAATCCATCTTGGGTATGGACAACTATATCTGAAGGACCGGCTGCTTTCTATGTTGGTGGCTATGCTGGATCTCAATCATCTCTATACAAGATTACACTAGATACTGCTACTCCTAACTCTCTAGGTTTCCCAACACTAGAGACACCTACTGTTGTAGTTGATCTACCAGAGGGTGAGATACTCAATGCCTTCGATGTATACCTTGGTACCTTTGGAGTTCTTTGCACCAATAAAGGTGTAAGAATTGCAGTGGTATCTGCCGATGGTAACGTCAGTTATGGACCGTTACTGTTAGATACAGAGTGCAAGAGCGTAACCTTCAAGGATAGTTTTGCTTATGTAACAACCTTGCAAGGTGCTGAGTCAGGTCTAATCCGTATTGATTTATCACAGCCAGTAGTTCCTAACAGCCTTGTCTTTGCTTATGCTTGGGATGTTTATGCAAGCGGTGAGACTGCCAATCCAGTATCTACAGACTTCCTTGGTTCTACCGATAGAGTTGTCTTTGGTGTCCCAGGTGATGGAATATGGATTGAATCTGCAAGCACTCTTGTACCAACAGGTTACCTACGTACCGGTTATATCCGCTACAACACACTTGAGACTAAGATCTACAAACTGCTACAAGCTCGTATTGATACAACCAATGGCAGTATCACTATCCAATCTATTGACTCAACCGATACTGAATATGCTATTGGTGTTTTCTCACAAGGTGAGACTGTTCCTGAGATCAACGTAAACTACCCAACTACTGCACAAGAGTATCTAGGCTTTAAGTTTACTATGACTCGATCAAGCAGTGATGCTACTAAGGGACCGCTATTTACTGGCTATCAGTTGAAGTCACTACCTGCCGTTCCACGTCAGCGCCTGATCCAATACCCAGTCTTCTGTTATGACCACGAGAGCGATAAGTTCAGCAACGAAGTAGGCTATGAAGGATCTGCCTATGCTCGTATGTCTCAACTTGAGCAGGTTGAAAATGTTGGTGACACTATCCGCGTTCAAGACTTTAGAACCGGTGAGTCATACCTTGGCATCATCGAAGAGATGGACTTCATCAACAAGACTCCAGAGGATAAGAGATTCTCTGGCTTTGGCGGAACACTTCTAGTTACGATTCGGACGGTCTAATGCAAGCACAAGACTATGCAACGGTAGCAGTAGCAGTAGTAACCATCATTGGTGGCTTTGCTGCAGCAGTAAGGTGGCTAGTAAAACACTACCTCAATGAACTCAAGCCTAACTCTGGCAGTTCACTCAAGGATTCAGTAATCCGTTTAGAAGAGAAAGTAGAGATCCTCTACCAGATCCTGATACAGAAGAAGGAGCTATGATCCCATTAGCAAAGAAGGCCACACCTGCTGCTATCGCAGCACTGCGTCAAGCAACAGCTCACTTTCCTAAGCGCAAGAAGGCATCAGATGGATTGCTACCTAGTGCAGCACACGTTCATCAGAACCCTAACTCAGACCACAACTCAGGCTTTGCAGTAGATATCACACACGATCCTGATAAGGGTATTGATTGCACCATTGCCTACATAGATCTGCGTAATGATCCACGAGTAAAGTACCTGATCTTCCAGGGCAGAATCTGGTCAAGAGAAAAGGGTGACCGTGATTACACCGGTTCCAACAAGCACAACAAGCACCTACATATTTCGATCAAGGAAGGGTGCGGCAACGACACCTCACCTTGGTTCCCTTGGCTGCCCCAGCCAAAGGCTATCAACAAAGTAAAGGCAGCAGTTAAGCCTTTACCTAAGAAGAAAGAGAATAAATGAAAATCAATGCAAAGATGAAATCAATGCTCGCAACATATCTCCGTGCAGGAGTAGCGTCAGTAATTGCGCTATACCTAGCAGGAGTTACAGATCCAAAGGCTTTAGCAACAGCAGGTATCGCTGCTATCGCAGGTCCATTGCTCAAGGCACTAGACCCAAAAGCATCAGAGTTTGGACGTGGAGCTAAGTAATTAGCCCATAAGCGCGAGGCAATGGCCCCCTGCTCAGGAGAAATCCTGGGTGGGGGGCTTCTTTTTTTATGCCAGAAAAGAACGAAACCCCTACAGGCCGCGAAGTCTGTAGAGGTTTAGTCCAGCACTCGTGGGTACTTGGTTTCCCCACTGCTTAAAAAATACCAGAGTTGCTATCGTTATTCAAGTGTGTCTTTAGGCGGTGACAGTTAGCACAGAGCGTCTGTAGGTTAGACGGGTCGTGGTCCCTGCCATCCCCGTTGATGTGGTCAACGTCAAGCTGACTGCTGTGGACTGGGATGAAACCACATTGCTCGCAGGTGTCTTTCTTGTGGAGTGCGTATGGGTACTGGTTCTTAATAATGTTACGTTTGTAGACTGCCTTGCACCGATACCTGCTAGAGAGGGGATTGTTCTTGTCTCTGAGTTTAATCTTGGTCTGACCACAGACTGAGCATAGCGCAGTCCGAGCAGACTCATCAATATCCGTTAGCTTGTGGTCCATCAGGGTTATCCACAGGGCAGGGTATTGTTACCAGATTTCCACAGTTGGCACAGGTTCCGTCGAGGTGCCACCAAGCAATGTCATAATCTTCAAAGGCTGCCATAATGTTGAACATAGTGCAGCCACAGGTACAGGCGTGGATCGGGCCTAAAGCCCTCAGATCGGCTCCAAAGGGGGCAGGAAGGCCATCGTAGAGTTTGCGCCTGCCTATGAATTTCTGCAGGGAGAGTAGACGGAGCAGCATACTGTCGGGCCTCCACATTCCTCGGCCCGATAAGGGCCGCTGTACTGTTATTCGCCTACGGCTCATATTGTACACAGAGCCTGCCAAATGTGTGTCTTGCGACACGCCGTGATATGATCTGCCAATGACAACTCTGGTAGGTATCCAAGGACCTGACTTCGTAGTACTAGCTGCTGATTCGCAGATCACCGATAACGATCAGCGCATTATTTCTACTCAGACACCTAAGATCGTAAGCGTAGGTGACTACCTGATAGGTATCACGGGCGACTCAAGACCTGGAGATATCCTCGCGTTTAATTGGAAACCACCAACGTATAAGAACTATGATCCGGTGGAGTGGATGGGTAAGAAGATACTGCCAAGTATCTACGCTGCCTTTAAGGATAATGGATACGACCCATCCGATAAGGAAGCTAACTTCGCCTACCTCATTGCCTTCAATGGGATGTTATTTTCCATCGGATCAGATCTATCATTCAACGCCAGTGAACGTGGACTCTTTACAGCAGGTAGTGGTGGAGCATTTGCTCTGGGCTACCTCTACTCACTCAAACCTGGTTCTTACAAGTCCCTGCTTATGTCTAAGGTAGTAGCAGAACGCGCAATAAAGATCGCGTCGGTACTTGACGTGAACACCTGTCCTCCGATTCAATTAGTTACTCAACAGAAAGGATAAGATAATGCTCGAATTTTTATTTGGATTACTGTTTGGCTTTGTACTAGCGTATGCCTTAGATGCTTTTCTACAGTATAGAGATAACCGATAATGGAAAAGACACTTAGCTATGCGATAGAGGAAGCAATACAATCTGGTCGTAGATCAGCAACTCCGGTCTTTATGGAGATAGAACTGCGTGAGCAGATCGCACAACAGTTAGAAGCAGCCAACTATCCAGGTGCTGCATTTATCGTAAGGAACCCGCAATGATTACAGATCCCAAGGAACTGCTACTAACAGTGCTCCACGCTAAGGATGCCTCTCGTGATCGCAGTACTCAGACACAGGTAGGTCCATCAGAGATTGGTGGTTGCCGTCGTAAGGTCTGGTACCGATTGAACGGACAGCCACATACCAACGATAACCAGTCAAAGCTGGCAGCAATTATGGGTACTGCTATCCACGCTGCAATCGAAGAAGCAATCGGTCACCTAGATCCAGATGGCAAGGACTACCTAGTAGAAACTGCAGTAGCACACGGTGATATGAAAGCACACGTGGACTTGTTTATACCTAGCACCGGAGCAGTCATTGACTGGAAGACAAGCAAGGTCAAGAACCTTTCTTACTTCCCATCAAAGCAACAGCGTTGGCAGGTGCAGATCTATGGCTATCTGCTATCGCAGAATGGTCACACAGTCAACACTGTGAACCTAGTTGCTATAGCTCGTGATGGTGCTGAGAAGGATGTCAAGGTTCACTCAGAACCTTACGATGAAGATGTTGCACTAGAGGCTATGGAGTGGTTAACTGAGATCAAGAAGATGGAGACTGTTCCAGAACCTGAGAAGGATGAATCTTTCTGCAAGCATTACTGTCAGTACTATGACGCATCAGGAACGATGGGTTGTGTTGGCTTAAAAAAAGAACATATCGTCCTTAGTGAAATAGTGATTGAGGACGAGCAGATTGACAAGAACGCCTTGCACTTTCTACAATTAGATGCAAAGATCAAAGAGTTAGAAACGCAAAGAGATTCAATTAAGAGTTCTTTCGAGGGAACCGTTGGTGTTACAGCCAGTGGTATTGAAATCAGTTGGACAAAAGTTAAAGGTCGTGAGACAGTTGACAAAGATAAAGTTAAAGAACTTATTGGTTATGTCCCAGTAAGTGTAGGGCTAGAAACTGCCAGATTAAACATCAAACCAAGTGGAGGAAAGTAAATGGCTACAGAAGGAACAAAGTTCCAGGTTAACTACAAGTTATCTGATGGAACACTTATCAATCTTTATGCTGCAACAGTTGGAGAACTAGAAGCGGGACTAGCAGATCTTGCTATGAACGCACTTAACATCAAGGCAACAGGTGTCGAACTAGGTGCAAGCACAGCAGCAGCACCAGCACCAACAGTTGCATCAGTAGCTGCAGCCTTTAATGCAACACCAGTTGCTATTGACATTTCTGGCATTTCTGGTCAAACCTGCCGTCACGGAGCAATGACATATCGTGAAGGCACTAATGCTCAGGGTAAATCTTGGAAGGGTCATATGTGTGCTGCACCAAAGGGTGCGACAGACAAGTGCGAAACTATCTGGGTCCGATGATCGGTGCGCGAGCCAAGGTTCTATGAGAATCCTGCTTGCGCTACAGTCGGTGGCGACTTCTGGTTCCCTGAAAAGGAGGCCGGAAGTTCTAACACAACCGAGATGGTTATGGCTAAATCAATTTGTAGAAGGTGTCCACATCAAGCAGAGTGTGCTGAGTGGGGAATACAAAATGAGCAGCACGGTATCTGGGGTGGCGTTGCTGAAGGTGAACGCAGGTTAATCAGACGTAAACGACGCATAACATTAAAGGGGGAAGGCATTGCTTGACTTATCACGTGCTTGGAGTGGGGTGCTTACCAAAGCAACACCTCTTCCGGACGTGTGGCAGGGCTTAGCACTCAAGCAGATTAAGTTCCGAAGAGGACAAGTCTGTATGGTAGCTGCAGCACCTAACGCTGGTAAGTCTATGTTTGCTCTCATCTATGCGATGAAGGCAGATGTGCCAACTCTTTTCTTCTCGGCAGATACTGATACAACAACTGTAATGATGAGAGCAGCATCTGCTGCATCTGGTCACTCACAGGTATCAGTAGAGTCGAACCTATCTAAGGATAAGCACTACTACGACAAACACTTTGGCAAGTTGGAACATATCAAGTGGGTCTTTGATTCATCACCATCACTAGATGATATCGAGTTAGAGATCAGAGCATATGTAGAACTCTACGGCCACGCTCCAGAGTTGATTGTCATAGACAACTTAATGAATGTGGCAGCAGAGACTGACAATGAGTGGGCTGGCTTACGTGCGATTATGATGGAGCTGCACGATATGGCACGTAAGACTGAAGCCTGCGTACTTGTGCTACATCACGTATCTGAGCAGAGTGAGTATGGATCACCATCTCAGCCACCTGCTAGACGTGCTATTCACGGCAAGGTAAGTCAGTTGCCGGCGTTGATCCTGACGCTGGGTTATGACCCAACCAACGGTGAGTTGAAGGTAGCTGCAGTGAAGAACCGCTTTGGTCCACACGCTGCAGATGGTAAGGATTACGTAACACTGTTCGTTAACTATGCTGCTTGTCAGATCTCTGATAAAAATGCCTGGGGTGTTATGCTAAGAAACGATGTAATAAATAAATATGGTGGCGACTATATCCTCCAAGAATAGATAGGGAATTAAATGGCTGAAGTACAGTTAACAAACAAGTACCGAGATAGCATTAAGATAGAAGCACTACGCACAGACGTTGATGCAATCAAGGTAGACTTAACCAACTTCGTTGGTGCGCTGCTGCAATCTGGTATTGTCGAGTTAGTTAAAGATGAAGAAGGCAATGTGGTCTATAAGATCAACAAGGTTGTACTGGTAGATGAGCAACCCGAAGTACAATAAGGCTAAGGGTGCTGCCTTTGAGATAGATGTTATGAAGTGGCTACGATCTATGGGTCAAGTAGCTGACCGCTTACGTCTAGCGGGTAAAGATGACGAAGGTGATTTAGTATGTGTTGTCGCGGGACAGACCTACATACTAGAACTCAAGAACACGGCGAGACTAGACTTGCCAGAGTTCTGGAGGCAAGCAGAAGTTGAGGCGCTTAACTACGCTAAGGCTCGTGGTATCGGGGAAGTGCCACTGCATTATGTTGTAGTTAAGCGTCGCAACTCTGGCATAGATAAGGCTTGGGTAATCCAAGATCTAACACAATGGTTGAAGGAGAAGCAGTAATGGCTATTGCCATCAAGCCTCTTCGTCGTAGAAGGCGTACTGCACAACGCGGTAAACCGATGAGTCAATCCCAGAGATGGGGGAAGGTAGAGACAATAATGCCAGTACCAGAAGGTCAAATCACCACATCAGAGATACTAATTCCTGATGCAGTAGAAGAAGCAATCGTAGAAGCTGATGCTGAAGAAGCAGTAGAAGAGTACGTTGCTGAGAAGCCAGCACCTAAGAAGCGAGCAAAGAAAGTATGACAACCAAGATTGGCCTACCTGAAAATCGTAGGCGACTCAAAGGATTAGGTTATGAATCTGCAAAGAGTGAGTCCTTCGATCAAGGATACAACGCTGGCTTTGATGCAGGTGTTCTTTGGCAAAAGGCTCAGCAAGAACTAGAAAGTAAGAAGGTAGAAGAATGATCTGTGACAACTGTATCAAGGCAGGTGAGGAGAACTCACTCAACCATCTAAAGCGTGCTGCACACTGGCACGAGAAGTGTGAAGGATGCGTATGCCAGCACAAGACTGGTCAAGGTTGGGTAAAGGTAGAGGGAGTTCGAACTCCACTTCTGCAAACGCAATCCCCATAGGTCCTATCGTCTCCTACTTCGGTGGTGAGGTACGAGAAGGACAGGATGTATCGGTTAAGTGTTGCTTGCATAGCGACACTCGTAGGTCTGCTGTAATCAATACGTATAAGAATTTATACTTCTGCCACACCTGCGGTAAGGGTGGCAATGCAGTCAACATAGTCTGCATCATAGAGAACTTGGAGTTTAGGGATGGCCTCAAACGCGCAGTCGAAATTGCTACTGGAAGCGGCGCAGCGATACGCCCAAGAGGTAAGTCCGGAAACTCTGGTCGCACTAGACGAACGTGGGATCTCTGAACTTGTAGCAGCTAAGTTCCAACTAGGCACAGTCACTGGTGCAATGAATGGTCACGAGATGTATGAAGGATGGATCTCTATCCCTTACATCACTGCCGGTGGCAGTTGCGTAGGCTTTAAGTTCCGTAGGTTAGATGATGGCAAGCCTAAGTATGGCTCACCTTCTGGACAGAAGGCACACCTTTACAATGTTGCAGATGTGCTACCGCTATCGCCTTACATAGTTATCTGTGAGGGTGAGTTAGATGCAGTCATTACTAGCGGGATGTTGGGTATCCCAGCAGTGGGAGTCCCAGGAGTACAGTCTTGGAAGCCACACTTTCCTAAGTTATTTACTGGCTATGAGACTGTCTTTGTTGTGGGCGATAATGATATTAAAGAAGATGGGTCCAACCCTGGCGCTGACTTTGCTAAGCGTGTCGCCAACGAGATATTGAACTCAACTATTGTTACACTACCACCAGGTATGGACATCAATGACTACTACCTAGCACACGGAGCAGATGCTACGCGGGCTTTGCTAGTGGGTGAATCGAAGGGTGAGTAAAGAAGAATGGCAGATGATTCTACAGACTATACAGCATATGGGCTTCCAGATCCTCGAAGTGGATACGGCAACCGAGACTATCTTGATACGACCTATCGAGACAAGATAAGTCCGGAGTTCATTACAGATGTATGGCGCATTATGGATACCGCAGGTAACCTACTCATTCGTAAGCATCACGACTACGGCCCAAAGAATATTGCTCAGTCACCAGGTGGACCACTTAATGGTCTGCGTGTACGTATGTGGGATAAGATAGCTCGCATCAATAACCTTCTTGACTCAGGCGTGCAGCCTAGCAACGAGTCCTTGCGTGATTCATTCCTGGATCTACTTAACTATTCTGCTATTGCAATGATGGTCCTTGACGAGACGTGGCCTGATGAGTGATCTCCACCCTATTGTCTATGAGTTAGCGCCGTCAGTTGCTTATGCA